CAGAAGACAAGAAGCAGATGGTCTATGAAATTGACGGGCTGCATGGTCGCTCTAAGTTTGACTTCTTGAATGTTCGCATACTGGTGATTGATGACCTTGGAAAAGAGTACGGTTCAAAGTACGACGACACCTCCTTTGATGAGATACTTCGGTCTAGGTACGACAGAGCGTTGCCGACTATTGTGACAACCAATGTCGTTCTTGAAAATTGGACCGATAAGTACAGCGAAGCGATGGGAAGTTTTGCTAACGAAGCGTTTGTGCGGGTTCCAATATTCGGTTCAGATATGAGAGGGGCACAATGAAAGGCGGAAGTGTGCAGACTTCTTGGCGAACCATTCAGTTGTTCATCTCTGCACAGGCTGCTGGAATTTTTGAAGTTGAAGTCGATACTGAGACAAAGAAACTTAGATGTAACTGTCCTAAGTGGAAAAAGACCTTCAACTGTAAACACGTTCGTTTTGTAGATGAACGTATGCTTATGAATTCTGGTCATTACTCAATCCTCATTCCAGACGAGATTCCAGAAGAACTTGCGCTTTATGCAAGCGATACCGCTGAGAAGTTTCGTGAGTTTGTAGTTAAGTACGCTAAGATAGAAGTACTATGAAAGACGGAGACATATCGAATGTCTCCTCTCCACAAGTTATCGCTACTACTGATGTAGTGATTAAGTTAGTTGAAGAAGAGACTCGTCGACTCTTAGGTAAGAAGATTACCTATAAACTTGGCGATGTCGATTTGCTTGGAGCCAACAGATTGTGGATACTTGCCAATAACTACGGCATTTCTCTAGAACTTGCTGGTTTCGAATCGGAGGGTTGGACAGAAGAACTTCTTGACAAAGCCTTTGAAAAACTAGAACGACGTGTAGTTAATCCGTTTAACTACTGGCAATTATACGAAAGTGTAGATGAGTTAGTTACGATGCTTCCTTATCGACCAAACTTGAAGGGCGTAATTGATAAGCCTGACCGAGTTGCGCGATATGGGTCAGCAGGAGTAGAACTAGCCAATCTTTAGAGCCTTGAGGGGGCGATATGGCAGCAGATAACGAACACCGTCTGGTCAGTAAAGTAATACGTGACCGTGACATTGTCCCTGCCCTTTCACGTGGCGTTCAGGACTCTTGGTTCTTAGATGAAGACAATCGCAAAGTTTGGTCATTTGTTCGCAAGCATTACAGCGAGTACCGCGAAGTTCCTACTGGCGTAACTGTTAAAGACCATTATCCAAATTACAAAATTCTTGATGTAGAAGACACTGTCGAATATCTACTCGACACTATGGTCGAATTCCGTCGTCGACTGCTTACACGACAAGGTCTTGAGAATGCTGTTGAGTTACTACAAGACAATAATCACAATGCTGCGCTTCTTGCAATGGAGCAGGCAATTGCTAAGGTTAATGAACAGGGTGTTTTAGGAACTCACGAAGTTGATTTATCAAAGAACACTGAAGAGCGTTACGAAGATTACAAAGCACTTCAAAGCAAAAAGTTCTTAGGAATACCTACTGGATTTGAAAAGATTGACGAAGCAACCGCAGGATTACAGGGCGGTCAACTCATAACGATTATTGCTCCTCCAAAAACTGGTAAGTCTCAGATTGCTCTGCAGATTGCTATAAATGTTCACAAACTTGGCTATGTTCCAATGTTCCAGTCATTTGAGATGAACAATCATGAACAGCAGCAGCGCCATGATGCGATGCGTGCTCAGATATCTCATGGTCGTTTACGTCGTGGAAAGTTGTTACCTGCAGAAGAAGACCGATATGTAGATATGCTCAATGAGATGGAGAAATTGCAGCCTTTCCATCTTGTAGATGCCGTAAACGGAATTACTGTATCTGCGCTTTCAGCAAAGATTGAGCAGTGCAATCCTGACATTGTGTTTGTAGACGGTGTTTATCTGATGCTAGATGAGATTACTGGCGAAATGAACACGCCTCAAGCAATAACCAACGTTACTCGTGCTTTAAAGAGACTGGCTCAAAAGATAAACAAGCCAATCGTTATTACAACTCAAACTCTGTTATGGAAGATGCGTGCTGGCAAGGTAACTGCAGACTCTATTGGTTATTCATCATCGTTCTTCCAAGACTCAGATGTAATTCTTGGTCTTGAGCCAGTGGAAGAAGATGAGGAGATTCGTTTATTAAAGATTGTTCAATCACGTAACTGCCCACCAAGTGAGACTGCCATTACTTGGCGTTGGGAGACTGGCTGCTTCCATGATGAAGCCTCTATGACCAAGTGCACATACTGCATGAATTGGGGCGGTTGATGATTGATGTAGAGAAGGTCTTGATATCACTTGACCTACCACTTGCTGCACAACGTGGTGAAGAAGTAAATGGATTTTGTCCCCTACATAAGAAGCGCACAGGAAAAGATGACCGCAATCCTTCTTGGTGGATAAATACAGTTACTGGTGCTCACATATGCTTTTCTTGCGGTTACAAAGGAAACGTCTACACATTAGTTCGTGATTTAAAGGGAATTGATTATCACGATGCAAAAGAGTTTATAGAAAATCAAGCAGAGATTCCTGCAGATTCTTTACTTCGTCGTATTAAGGATTTGCCACATTTTGTAAAGCCTGAAGAAGAGCCAATAGGTATGTCAGAGGCTCGTTTGGCTGTGTACTCAGAGCCTCCTGCATTTGAGTTAAAAAAGCGATTCCTAACTGCAGAAGCAGCAAAGCACCATGGCGTACTTTGGGATGTAAATCATTCAGCATGGATTCTTCCTATCCGCCATCCCGACACATATGAATTGATGGGATGGCAAGAGAAGGGTGCTTCTGGTCGGTATTTTCGCAATCAACCAGCAGGAGTTAAAAAGTCTAAAACTGTTTTTGGTGTGGAAGTTATGGCTACCGATATTCTTGTTGTGGTTGAATCTCCACTAGATGTTGTCCGTCTTCGTTGCGCAGGTGTAGAGGGAGCAATCTCTACGTTTGGTGCGATTGTTAGTGAAGAACAAGCAAAGATTATGCGCAGAGCAGATAAGGTCATTGCTACGTTTGATAAAGACGAGGCAGGATTAAAGGCTGCCGAATCTATGCGTCCCTTTGCTCGTAAATATGGCTTGAACTTATTCTTTTTTGATTACACGGGAATTGATGTGAAAGACCCAGGAGATATGGGAGTCAATGAGATTCATCGCGGTATAGAGAACGCTAAATCCTATGTATTAGGAAAGGAGGCGTTCGTTGTTCACCGGAACTCTTAAACCTTATCAAGTTGAGGCTGTTAGCCGTATGGTTGGCGAAAAGAAGATGCTAGTTGCATACGAGATGGGTTTAGGAAAGACCTGTATGACTATTGCGGCCCTTGAGAAATTAAACGATACAGGGCAGATACAGAAGGGTCCTGTTCTTGTAATAGCCCTATCCAGTCTTAAATATCAATGGCAAAAAGAGATAGCAAAATTTTGCAAGGGTGTAGTTTCTGTTGTGGTGGACGGCAGCAAACAACAGAGAACACAGCAGTACGAAGACGGACAGAAGGCTGACTACGTCATTACTAATTATGAGTCGATAGTCAATGACTGGTCTATGGTATCTAGATACTTCTGGGGCGCTGTGGTGTGTGACGAAGCCACTGCTATCAAAGGCTTTAGGTCTAAACGCTCAAAGAGAGTCAAAGAGTTGTCAAGAAATGTACCTATAAGGTTTGCTCTAACTGGAACTCCTATTGAGAACGGTAAACCTGAAGAGTTGTACAGCATTATGCAGTTTGTTAATCCAACACTTCTTGGTCGATTTGATTTGTTTGACCAAACCTTCATTGTTCGAAATCATTTTGGCGGAGTACAAAGATATAGAAATCTTCCAATCTTTCATGAGAAGATGAAGACTTGTTCAGTTAGAAAAGTACAAACAGACCCAGATGTTGCTCCTCATCTTCCTAGCGTCATAACTAGAGACCCTCTACTTGTCTCCTTTGATTCTGCTGGAAGAAAACTGTATAACTTTATTGCCGAAGAATTGATGAATGAGTTAATAGAAGCCAAACAACTTTTAGGCGCTAGTTTTTCTATTGCTGCTCATTATGGCGAGGGGTATAAACCAGGTAGTCCAGCAGACTTAATGCGTGGCTCGATAATGTCTAAGATAACAGCGCTTCGTATGGTTTGTGATAATCCTATAATTCTTGCCAATAGTGAATCGGCGTATGCTCAATATTTAATTGCCGAAGGTCACGTTAAATTACACGGAGCAAAGGCACCTAAACTAGATGCTCTTGTAGAGTACGCCAATGACCACCTTGATACTGACCCCGATGCCAAAATAGTTATCTTTGCATCTTACCTAGATGCTGTTGCTTTGATTTATGACAAACTAGGTGGAACTATCTATACCGGAGAAATGAACTCTAAAGAAAAAGAAAAAAGTAAAGAAAAGTTTTTAACTGACCCAGATTGCAGGGTCTTTATTTCTTCGGATGCTGGTGGTTACGGAGTTGACCTTCCTAATGCAAACCTTTTGATTAACTATGACTTGCCTTGGAATGCGGGCCTAGCGGTTCAACGAAATGGGCGCATAAAGAGAACCTCTAGCCGTTGGCCCACTATAACTATCCAGGATATACTCATGAAGAACTCTATAGAAGAGCGTCAGCACGAGATGCTACAGCAGAAGAGCGCCGTGGCTAATGCCGTACTTGACGGTGCGGGAATCAACTCTCGTGGTGGTGTAGACTTGACCGTAGGAAGTCTTTTGAACTTCCTTTCTAAATCGTAGGAGGGGCTAATGCCACGCATATCAAAACAAGAAGCCAGAAGCATCGATAAAGACGACACTCTGTCGCAAGCACAACAGTATATTTTTTATAAAAAGCAAGTTGAGTATTTCCAACAACAAATGAAAGACTTGCGTGATGACCTTTTCATACACATTGAAGAAAACGGCGAAACTGACGATAAAGGAAATATTATATTTGAACTTCCTCAAGAAATTGAGGGCTTTGCATCTATGACAAAGCAGCGTAGAGTTTCAAGAAAGATTGATGAAGATGTTGCATTTGAGATTATCGATGAACGAGGATTGCGAGACAAACTTATAAAGACTGTAGAAGTAGTTGATGAAGATGCTCTTATGGCTGCGCTTTATAGTGACGAACTGACAGAAGAAGAGATTGATGAAATGTATCCTCAGACTGTAGTCTGGGCATTGGTAATTAACAAGGGATAACAAATGCCTGGATTAAGAGGAGAGGACGAAATTTACGAGGCCTTCAAAGACCTCGAATACGTTCCTGGTTCAAAGAAGAAACGACGCGAACCAGACCCAAAGGTTTCTCGCCGTAAAAGCGGTGAGACTAATGGTTGGGATGAAAACCCAATTATTAAAACATTAGGTGGAAAGGAAACTGAAGTCTTTACAATCGGTGCTCTTGCACAGGCATTGGAAAAGACAATAGTTACTGTTCGTCTATGGGAACGCAAGGGGTACATACCTCGTGCACCGTACCGACTTAGGGCAAAAACCCTACAAGGTAAAAAGACTGGAGGAAATCGAGTTTATACTCGACTACTCATTGAGGCTGCGATTGACGAATTCGCCAAACGTAACCTACTAGGTTCTGCTCGTGTAGAGTGGAATCAACACGAAGACCTGACAGAGGCTTTGTTAAAGCGCTGGAAGGAACTCACATCCATCGAGAGCCAGAAATAGTAAACACGTACAGAGATACGAACTATTCCGTGCCTCACTACCAAGAAAGAAACAAATGCCAATTACAAAACCAGCAGTAAATGCTGATTCGTATCTTGAAGAAGATAGCGAAACAGCAACTCCTAAGGTCGGCACTACAGTCCAACAGGGCTGGGATGCTGCCGATGCATTGTTGAAGTCAGATACACCTTCAGAATTTCCATCTGACTTTAAATTCTCTGAAGAACCTCAACTTGTTAAGTTCTTAGAGGATGGACCATTCCGTGTCTATGAACAACATTGGATTGAACGTCCAAAAGGAAAGAAATCATTCGTCGCTCTTGAGGAGAACGACCCATTCACTGAGATTCTAGGAAGCAGGCCACGTCCGCGTTTTGCGTTTAACGTGCTTGTTCTTAGCGCAGAAGCACCTTCTGTACAAATTCTCACTGCTCCACCATCATTAGCACGTCAAATTAAGAAGGCTCATGATGACGAGCGTAAAGGACCTCTTTCAAAAGAGTTCTGGGAGATTTCTCGACTAGGCACTGGCCCAACGACGCAGTACACCCTCAACTTCGTCCGTGGTCGTGACCTTGCCGAGGAGTGGAAACTAAACATTGATGAAGTTAATGAGTTAGTAGCAAATGCTGTTCCATTTACAGCCGACGTAATTCGAGAGACCCCTCGCTCTGAAATGCTGGAAATTGCTCGCTCTTTAGTCTAGTCACGTTTCCACACGTGAGAGGACCTGTTACCTCCATTTCAGGTCCTCTCACATTTAACGAGGGGGTTTTATGAACATAATTACAACAAAAGAACAACTAGAAGATTTAGTTGCGCATTACAAAAAAGTAGATGCATTTGCTTTTGACATCGAATCTGTTGGTGAAAACAGAATCCAACCTGTAGTTAACGATGTCTTGTGGATTTCTCTTGCAACAGAAGGCCGTGTTGATGTAATACCTATGGGTCATCCAAACGGCGAGTTCTTACGTTGGGACAAAGAGTTGCTTCTTAGTGGTCAGCGCAAGTTAGCCGCTGGCAAAGAATTAAAAGAAACAGACTATTCAAAGAATGAAGCGAAGTGGGTTCCAGTGTTTGGTCCTGCTCCTGACCAACTATTGCCTGGAGACGTGTTCAAGGCTCTTAAGCCTCTATTCTTCAGTGAAAAACTAAAGATTGGTCACAATGTAAAGTTTGATTTAAAGTCTATTGCAAAGTATTACCGTGGGGTTGTTCCTACAAAGCCCTTCTTTGACACCATGATGGCTGGGTTTATAGTGAATAACCGAACTCGTGGTTATCTAGGACTTGCTGACTGTGCTAAACGAGAATTAGGAATTACAGTTGAAAAGGGAGTTGGAGCACAGGTAGAAGTTCACTCTTTTAGTGATGTAGCAGACTACTCAGCACTAGACGCTGAGGTCACTTATAAACTTTATAAAGTAATGGCTCCTAAACTCACAGGAGATTTAAACCGTGTGTGGAATTTGGAGATGGATGTTCTCGCTGCTCTCTGTGATATGGAATTGACTGGAGCAAACATCGACGTTGTTGAGTTAACAAAGTTAAAGAACCGTCTTGAAAAGGACCTTGATGCTGCTAAAGCAAAGGCTTGGAAGTTGGTAGGTAAGCCTTTTGCCATGAACTCTGTGCAAGAGAAGCAGAAGTTGCTTTTCTCTCCCAAAGAAGAAGGCGGTAGAGGTATAAAGCCAAACCTTCGCATTAAAGTTGCTTTGACTGCAAAAGGACAGGGAGTTGCTGCTGTAAACCCCATGCAGTTAGGAATTCAACACTATTCCGTTTCATCAGATGCTTTGGAGTTCTATCGTAATAAAGACGAACTTGTAGACGCAATACTTGAATATCAAGATTTGAATAAGTTAATGACAACTTATGTAATGCCGTACTTAGGTGGAGAGATAACCCATACAGTAATGGGCAAAACAAAAGTTGTAGATAAGAAATCTCTTTTAGTAAATGGCAAGGTACACACTAACTTTAAACCTCACGGAGCAGAGACAGGGCGTTTCTCTAGTAGTGACCCAAACCTACAGAACATTCCTAGTGGTGGAGAGTACGGAAAGTTAATTCGTGATTTGTTCATTGCGCCACCTGGTCACAAACTTGTGGTTGCTGACTATAGTCAAATTGAGCCAAGAATCATCGCATCCTTTTCAGGTGACCCAATTATGGTAAACAACTATCTTGATGGTGGAGATATCTACACCACTATTGGTGACACTATGGGAGTTGACCGCAAGGCTGGAAAGGTTCTTGTTCTTTCTATTGCCTATGGCGTTGGTCCTGAAAAGATTGCTCAAAGTATTGGTTGCACCGTAAAAGACGCAAAAGATTTGTTAGACCGATTTACCAAGCAGTTCAGTGACATATCTAAGTATCGTGCACGAGTAATTCGTATGGCAGCAGCCCAGACACCCACGCCATTTGTGTCTACCTTGTTTGGCAGACGTCGGTATATCCCTGACTTAAAGAGCAAGGAACAGGGGTTGAAGTCTAGAGCAGAGCGTCAAGCATTTAACACAGTTATTCAAGGCTCTGCTGCTGACATTATGAAGTTAGCCATTATTAGGGCTCATTCTTGCTTTGTAGACGAGCCAGGAGCCAATGTCATTTTGACCGTGCATGACGAATTGGTTACTGTTGCTCGTGAAGATTTAGCGGAAGATGTGGCAGAAGCAATCCGCGAGTCGATGGAAGGCATACGCCTACCAGAGATTACCGTTCCGCTTATTGCTGAAGCAAAAATTGTAGATAGATGGGGAGAGGCCAAAGAATGAGTAACGCTAACTGGTGGGCTAACAAACTTGGACAACAACCTGCGCAACAACCGCGTCCTGCAGATATGCCAATGCCGCCGTCTCAACAACCAATGACTCCATATGTTCCACCACAATCAAATCCAGTTTTATCTAAAGCACAGAGTGCTAATCAAACGCAGTCGTGTCCAAATTGTTCTTCTAGTAACTACATGAGTGTTGGTGGTGCAAAACTTCGTTGCTATGACTGTGGGTATCCTTTAGAACAATCCGGTAGTAGATATGGTTCTTTAACTGGTGCTAAAGTAGAGGGCGCTACAAAATCAGCCAGAGGAAATGATGCAATAAATAATTTTAACCCACAACAGATAATTGGAAGGATTGATGGATGATAACTGATGAGGCTAAAAAAATTGTTGCACAACTCAATAAAAAGTTTGGTGATGGTGTTGTTGTATTCGCTAGTGACATTCGTTCTGACCTTGTACCTAGGTTTACCAGCGGTTCTACAACTCTCGATTATGTTTTGGGTGGTGGATTTCCTGGAAACCAATGGAACGAACTTATTGGCGAGCCTTCACATGGTAAAACCGCAGTTGCATTAAAAGCGATTGCTGCAAATCAAGCAAAGAACCCTGATTTCACAACTGTATGGGTTGCTGCAGAAGCGTGGGTTCCTGAATATGCAGAGATGTGTGGAGTTGATACTTCTCGTGTAATTGTTGTTGAAACTTCTGTTATGGAAGAGGCATACGATGCCGTCATTGCCTTTGCAGAGTCTAAATCTGTAGATGCTATAGTCATTGACTCTTTGCCAGCCCTTTCTCCTTCTCCTGAGTTGGAAAAGAGTATGGACGAAATGACTGTAGGAAAAGGTGCACTGTTAACAAACAAGTTCTTTCGTGTTGTCGGTACCGCAATGAAAAGAAGTCTTGTTGAAGCAGAGAGACCTGTTTTAGGAATAGTTATTAATCAATACAGAATGAAGATTGGCGTGATGCACGGAGACCCACGCACCACTCCTGGTGGAGAAGGTAAGAACTACGCATTCTTTACTCGCTGTGAAGTTCGCCGTGATGAATGGATTGAACTTGGTTCCGGTAATAACAAGGTTCGTGTTGGACAGAGAATTAAGGTTCGTACACTAAAGAACAAGACCGCTCCTCCACAAAGAGTTGCCTACTTTGACTTCTACTTTGCAGACGGTGGTTCTTGTCTTCCTGGAGAGTACGACTTTGCTAAAGAGATTGCATCTCTTGCAGTCGTAAAAGGATTGATTGAAAGAAAAGGTGGGTGGTATTACTATGGAGAAAGAAAATGGCAAGGAATCGAACCAGTTATTGATAGCCTCCGTGGCGAAATTGATTTCAAGGAAGAACTTGAAAAGGCTGTCCTCGAATCCAACGATTCCATTGTGGTGGGTATTGATGAGTAACAGATTTGTGATAAATGACTCAGGTTGGGCTGAAGAACTAGAACGAGGTGTAGAGGACTACACCGATATGTTGTTTGAAGCCATATATCCTGAAGGAACAGAAGATGAGATAACTGAAACTTTGTCAGGAGAACCATTTTGTGGATGTAACAGATGTTTTTGGAGAGAGACACTGTTCTACATAGTTCCCAAGTTGCTTCGTGGCTACGAAGAAGGCAAAATAGAACTTGAGGAGTAAAGGGCAAAAAGAGTCCAAGAAGCACGAAAAGCGACTTGCCAAAACAATTGGTGGGACACGCAACGCGGCTTCTGGGGCTCTTTGGGCAAGAAAGGGCGATGTGCGGTCAGAAGACCTGCTGATTGAGCACAAGTGGACTGGTAAAAAACAGTTCACTATAAAGTCCGATGTACTAAAGAAAAACGTTAGAGAGGCAATCCTTGAAGGAAGAATGCCAGTTCTTGGTGTTCATCTCGATGGGGAAGATTATGTCATTCTTCTTGAGAATGATTTCCTAGAGATGAGGGATAAGACAAAGGATGCCTAACACATGGATGAACCAGAGTACGCTTGGAGATACCAAGCACGTTGCTCAGGAGAAGATACCGACCTCTTTTATCCGCCAAGAGATAAAGAGCAGTACAAAGTTATCGCTACGAAAGCAAAAGCGTTCTGTTTTGGTGAGAGTGGAAAGAACCACTGTCCTGTCAAAAAAGAATGTTTGTGGGATGCGGTCTCACGAGATGAACCGCATGGAATATGGGGAGGTCTTTCTCATCGTGAGAGAAACGCTCTAATAAGAAAGTGGCAAAAGAAATACAAAAAGAAAATGACCCTCAAAGAATACATATTCAGTAAGGAAGTGTGATGTCAGTTCAAGCGTCGAAAGACTTCAAGAAGTTCTTGGATGCAAAAAAGGTTGAAACTAGACTTATTGGAGATGTAGAAAGGCACATTCTATTAAAGCCACCTAGTCCTCGTAGAACAGATGTTCTACACCCATCAGAGATAATAAAGGCCGATTGGTGTCACCGCTACGCCTTCTATTTGTTAAAGGGTGGAGTTGCTAAAAAAGAAAAGCCAGGTCTAAGACTGCAGAATATCTTTGATGAAGGCCATGCTATTCACGCAAAGTGGCAGACCCGATTCCGTGAAATGGGAGTTCTTTATGGAATGTGGCATGGACCTATAGGCAAAGGATGGAACATATCTTCTGACGTTGATGCAGAGGATGAGTACTTAGAAGTTCCATTAAAAGATGAGTCACTCCGTATACACGGTCATGCTGACGGTTGGATAAAGGGACTTGGAGAAGATTGTTTAATTGAAATCAAGTCCATAGGTGCTGGAACTCTCAGATTTGAGGCTCCTGAACTTCTGTATGACGCAGACGGAGATGTTACAAAGGCTTGGAAAAACATACGCAGACCTTTTCGCAGTCACTTGCTACAGGGTCAGATGTACCTAGAACTGGCTAATCGTATGTTTGGTGAAGATGCGCCCAAAGAGATGGTCTTTATTTATGAACTTAAAGCAGACCAGTCTTATAAAGAGTTTACGGTAAAGGCTAATTATGAAGTGGTAGAAAGAGTTTTTAATGCAGCCAAAAAGGTAGTAGATGCAGTTGAGGCTGACGATATGCCTAAATGCAATGTCTCTTCAGATGGGTGTAAGCAATGCGACTTGATTCCTTAACACAAAAAGCGATAGACGTACAAAAACCAACGTACGACTTAACGCCTCTGCCACCTGACATCACTTCTTTGAGCAGTGAGCAGTTAGCAGAACTGTTTACTGTTCTTACTGGATGGGCTGACTACACAGCCTCTCAACTGGCTCAGGCTCAATTAGATGAAAGAGCCGCTCAAAGAGCCTTTGATTTAAAAGTCAATAGGATGATGGTAGAGAAAATGGGCACTGCCACGAAGGGTGATAAGGTAACCCTCATAAAGGCTCAGATTGCTATTGATGAGGATGTGCTCGAATTGGAAGATAAGTTTGAGGAGCGGTATGCTCGTCGAAAGATTCTAGAGATGATGCTCAACAATCAGGAGCGAGACATCACTCTAGTATCTAGGGAAATAACTAGGAGAACGGCTGGAGGGCCGAGGAGGGAATACGTATGAGAAAGTTACTTGCACTTGTTTTACTATTGGTTGGAGTTTCATTTCCAGCCCAAGCAAACACAACACCAACTGTTGCAATCATTGATGTTGGATTCAACGCATCGTTGTTTCCAAATAATGTTGTAACCGAAGTCTGTATTGTTTCAAACGCAGCGTGTCCAAATGGTCAAAGATTCCAAGAAGGTGTTGGAGCAGCATCAGTTTCTGCTAATGCACTTCCCGCATTTGCTCATGGAACAACGATGCTTTCAATTCTTACATCGGTAAATCCAGATGCCAAAGTTGTATTAGTTCGAGTTCTAGGAATGAACACCAATGGTCGTGCTGGTGCCTACACTATTGATGACATTACAAAGGCTCTTGTTTGGATAGTCAATAATTCATCACGATTAAACATCAAGGCTGTAAGCGTTTCACAAGGAAGAGTAAACGCCCCATGTAGAGCAACACCAGAATTAACTGGTGCCGTTTCTTCTCTGAAAAAGCAAGAAGTGGCAGTAATAGCCTCTACAGGTAATGAGAAGAACAGAACTAACATTGCTGTTCCTTCTTGTATCGATGACGTCGTCTCTGTTGGAGCAACAGACAATCCTTTGGCTGGCTCTGCGTGGGATAAGAACGCAACACCAACTATTGCCCTGTACAGCAATGGCAGTGCAACTACTGACTTCTATACCTCTAACCAATGGTTAACAGGAAGGTATGTGTTTATTCCATGAGTGAACCAGTTCTGCCAGAAGCACATCAGTTAATAAACAACGACAGAAACGAATCTTACGACCACCCTTTAGATAACTTTAATAGGATAAAAAAGGGATGGGAAGTAATATTTGGAATTGATGTTACTGAAGAGCAAGTTGGACTCGCCATGGCGTGGGTCAAGATTGCACGAGAAGCCTACAAGCATAAGAGGGATAACTTGGTAGACGGCGCTGGTTATCTTGGAACTGTAGACATGGTCATTACCGAAAGAGAACGCCGTGCCAACAAAGTCGTTTGACGGCAATCTTGAGGACGGTAATTTAGTAACAATAGGTATCGACCAGTCACTTACTGGATTTGCTGTAACTGCGCTTCAAGTAAGTGACCCGTCTAAATATCACACGTGGGTTTATAAGTCTCCATACTTTGGTGTCGAACGTTTGGTTGATATAAGGCAATTCTTATTTGACCATCTAGACTATGTGTCTGAAACACACGCAATAGACAAAATTGCAATGGAGGGAACTGTTCTTGCCAGTTACTCTGCATTAGTTTTAGGTGAATTATCCGCCCTAGTAAAGTTGGCTATTTACGACTATTTTGATGACGATACTAGGTTTCCAGTAATGGTTCCCCCTATGACTTTAAAGAAATACGCAGCAGGTAAGGGAAATGCCAAAAAGCAGGAGATGCTGCTACAGATGTATAAACGCTGGGGCATAGAGTTTAATGATGACAACGCTGCCGACTCATATGCCTTGGCTAGACTGGCTGCTGGCATCTATAAAGACAAGGTAGAAGAGTCTGTAGTAGAGCAAATGAAAGACCTCAAATACCGAGACCAACCAAGAGATTAGCCATACCATTTTGTCCTAGGAGCGGCACTACATCGGAACCAAAGGACTAACAATCGTGTCTATAGAACCAATAATCTCTACTGAAGAACCGTTTTTACGAGTAAGCGCAGGGTCTAATCCACAATCAGTAGCATCAGCAATCGCTCATGCACTCTATGAAAAGCATGAAGTAAAACTACGTGCCGTAGGTGCTGGTGCTGTAAATCAAGCCGTAAAGGCAATCGCTATCTCTCGTGGCTATGTCGCTCCTCGTGGCATGGACTTAACCTGTAAGCCAGGGTTTACCACTATTGAGAGCCGAGATGGAGAGATAAGCGCCATCGTATTCGTCATTACAGCCTGATAAAACAGGTTTATCCTTGGGTTAAAGCAAGGGAGTTACTATGGCAAATTGGTCAGACATGGGTCATGCAATGCGTCGTCGCATGGGCCTTTCCGCAAGCCACTCAGAATCGGCAGGTACTATGAAAAACAGAAATATTGATACCCCAGAAGAAGTTCTCGCATCTGCAGCACACATGTCAAGCGCACGTCGCTATGTTGGCTCAGATTATTCAGGCGTAACAAACATAAGTGGAAAACCACTAAAAGGCAAACTAATGCCTAAGAAGAACACACAGGCTGGCGACCCAAATTATGGGGCAAAAGTAAATCGCAAGAATGTTCCTGCAGGAAATGCAGCACAGTCTGAGCGTATGGGTGCTCGTTATGTTGTTGGCGCAAAGTTTCCAGCAGTTCATTCAATTGAAGCATCAGCAACTCTTAGTAATGCAAAGATTGTTCCATCAAGCAAGGGACGTCAAAGTGCTGACTTTAACTACGGAATGGATAGCGGTTACTAGAAGTGCCGAGACAGCCTCGTTCTTATTCACAGTTCGGGGATGATGACGATAGCAGCATTGTAAAGCCAGTCACACCCGATGTAGATTCACCAGTTTCATACGGGTCTTCAACTCGTGGAACCTATGAACAACGTACTGCTTGGCGTACCCGTGATATGGGTGGTGGAAGACCTCTTCCATATTCAAAGCGTAGTGCTGGTTCTACATACAATTTTGATAGTGATACTTCTCCTAGTATGCCTCGCTCCGACAAGGGGGTAGGCCGTGGTACTGAGTAACGCTGAATTTGCAAACTTAGCAAATAAAGGTGGTGCAAGCCGTAACTTACAAACCTTTGAACCTGCTGAAGGTCCTGGAGTTATGGTGTCTAAACCTGGCGCAGAAAAAATAACAAATGCTCCTTTAACTCCTGAGCAAGCAAAGTCTTTTAGAAAACAACACGAAGTACAGGCAACTTCTTATGACTATCAAGGTGCTTGGAAGTCTGGAAATAAGATATTTCAAGATGTAAGTCGTAAACATCCTGACCTTGAATCAGCACGTGTCGCTGGAGAACGCGACGAACAAATTGCAGGATATGACCTTGGTGGAACAGATGTACGTCGTCCTGAAGGTGGCAATATTTACTTTAGCCGTCAGTTGAGGGGAATTGAGTCTAACCCAGAATTTCGTAGTAGTGCGACAGAGACTAGCGCTGCAGAACGTATGGAGCCAAAACCAAAGTCTATAGAATTTGTAGAACAGCCTCACATTAGTCGAGGCGCACGTCTAAAGGGTAAGCCAATATCAATCAATGAAGTGTATGCAAAGATTGCAAAGAACCGTAGAAAGAGGGGTGTCTGATGCCAACTGGCTCAAATAACTTCTCAGCATCTCAGAACTGGCAATCATTAGGCGCTGGTGGATTCTACGGCTATAACAATCAGGGTGGCGCAGGAACTCCAGTTGCTCGTGACACTCTAGATGCAACGCGTATTGGTGTTGGTCGTGTACCTTCTGCAGAGTATCCAGATGGTTATCTAGGAACAATTCGTTCTCGTCGTGATGACAGGCTTCTTGACTCTGTTAAATCTCGCGTTAATCAAAAAGCATATCAACGTGGTGTACATAAGGGTGAGCGTATTGAGCCATCAATGTACTTTTGGCCTCAAGAGTTCACACCAGATATGGGTTTAATACGACAAATGCGTGCACAAGTAGACTCAAGTTCTGGAGCAACAGTTTATCGTTCACCAAGATTTGCTCCACAAACACAGTTAACTCCTGCACCACACCTTGTCAATGATGGTAAATCCAACCTTGTATCTGATGCTCCAGGTCAGATTGATGTTCGTCGTCAGAATATGCTTGCTTATTTGAAACCTGCGTGGCGATAATGGCTTACTTTGGTGTTAACGAACATGGTCGTTTTGATAAAAATTTAGCGCAACAACAGTTTGACTTGCACGTAAAGAACATTGTTAACAAATACAGAGAAGCAACGCCTAAGTTATTAAAAGGCGGTTCTGAATGGTATGAGCGTGCTCACGATGAAGCCAAAAAAGTTGGTGGAGGAGACGTTAGAAGAGGTGCAGGAATTATCGCTGCATTATCTCCGTTAACTGACTGGGATAAGAATGTTGCGTACGCACATCAGTTGGCAAAAACAGGAGACTCTCCTAGCAGTTTGATAAGAGCAAATGTTGAAAAAGCACAAAGAATTCATTCTGGAGAAGACCCACACGAAGTATTGGGTGGACATAAAGTTCGTAGTTTTTTTGAAAATATCCATGACCCAAGTAATCCTCAACCTGTAACTATTGACCGTCATGCTTATGATATTGCAATGGGAAATCCTTTTGTAGGAACTGGTCGTAAGTCAACACCACGTGGTGGAGGTGGCAAGATGTCTCCGGACATTGGTTTATCTGCAAAAAATAGATACGACCACTTTGTTCATGCTTATCATGCTGCTGCTCAAAACTTAGAAGTTGAAGTTCCTAATAAAGCGCAAGCAGTATCTTGGGTTGCACATCGAGGTGCATTATGACCCAGAAGTATGACGGAGTTTATGATTACACCAAGCCATGGCGTGCACCTGTTCAACCCGACCAGGTAGCAAAGCGTTGGCAATATAACGGTCCATGGTCATCCAACATGGAACGGCTAACATCTCAAGCATTAATGATAATGAATATTCCTGCTGAAGAAATCTCACAGATGGTTCGTCCACCCTTGCCACAGATTCGTTTGTTTCCAGAGCGGTATGGCTATGACCGTCGTGCTGTAGGCATAGATGATGTTATAACCGTAGATAGAAACTATGTAGAACCACGCATTTCCTGGTACTCAGGAAGTCCAGCAGGCTACACTGGTGCATCTAGAAACACGTTAGGAAGTGAATAATGCCAATTATCGGACCTATTATTGGAGCAGTTGCAAGAGCCGCAGCAACTCGTGGTGGAGCCGCTGTTAGCGCTTCTCAATTTGCTCGTGGTGCATCAATGTTGAACAAAGTTAGTAAAGTTGGAAAAGTTGGCAAACTTGGACGTGGAGCATTACTTATGTCTGCGTTTTCTGGTTCAGGTAGTTCAGGAAGCGCATCTTCTGGATTATCATCTTTTCCACAACCAAGTGAACCCGCAAAAAAGCAAGGGCTAGATACCTATGGAGATGGGATTTACTAATGGCTGATGACGGCGACGGCGCCCTAACAATGGAACTTCAGGCTGGAGAGGTGGCTCAAAATGCCACTGTATACAACGGTTCTTCTGCTTGTCCAACCTGTGGAGTGGTTATGAACCCTGTAGAATTCTTATCTAATCAAGGTCACTGCTTAAAGTGCATGACTAAGAAACGTGTAAAAAGAGCCAAGGAGATGATTGCCTAATGTATTTTAATGACCGTCGCACTATCAAGAATCCTGCAGTTGCAGCAGCAGCAAAGGCTGGCTCAATTAAGGCTACCCAAAAGCCAAAGAAAGAACCTTCAGCATTAAGTAAAAAAATTGGTGGAATGATGATGGGCACAGGTTCGAGCAATAAAAAGACCGTAAAAGAGAACCGTGCTGCAATCGATTCTGAAATGAAGAAAGGTTACTAAAATGGCAGTCAACTCATCACGTTCAATGAACAAGTCGCTTGATGCAGGAGCAACAGACGGCAAGTACCGTAAAGTTCGCCCAGATACAGAAGAGAATGCAATGAATACCTCAGCAACTGAGGCTAATCGTCAATCTCTACATCCATTCTATGGATATGGTTTTAGTACTACTGAATATCCAAACAAGGTGAATCCAGGTAAGTAATCATGCAATTTAATGACAGAAGACGTAGTACTGCTGTTAAAAAAGGTGAAACTGCTTGCGAAGTTTGTTCAGCAAAAAAACATGAGACCACTCTTTATCGTTATGGAGGAACTGTTTATTGCGAGCAAGATTTAGGAAGAGCACAAAATGAAGGATGGCATCCTCGCTCTACTAAAGTTACCGAGGTTAAGTAGTCATGGCTATTGAGTTTAATGACCGTCGCAAGTTTGTTGCCAGAAAAACTGATAAAGGCGTTCATGTTGAAGCAACTAATGACCGTAATGATTCTGGTGGCGCTTATTACGATACTGATTCAACAGAAAAAGCAACTAAGTTACATTCTGACCGTATAAAAGATATGGCATTTGCTCCACGTAATAAAAAGAGACGGTCAAAGGGAAGGAACTACCTTTAATCATGGCTAAAAGAGTTACTCATAAAAATCTTGGTGAAGCAGTTACTGCAAGAGAATCTTTTGTAGGCCCAAGCAGTCGTGGCGGTTCAGTAGGAGAAGTTGGTACTGAAACAGGCATGCTTCCATCTCATCTTGCAGAGCAGATGCGCTCTCATAATCCTTCTTATGTAATTAAGTCTTATAACACTCCCGTTGCTTGGCACGGAGACCAGGGATGGGTTGTCCCTGATGTTAGTTATAGCAAAACTACTTCAAGACTCCAAGGAACAATTCGTCGCTCTATTAATGCGCACTTTACCGATGCGCACAATAACGCAAGGAGTTAATCATGGGAAGCATGCACGCAGAGGAATATGCTGCTCACGATAGACAGTTTAAAAAGAATGGTAATGCTGGGCTTCGTGCTCATTTAGCAAGTAACTTGTATCCACCAGTACCGGAATCTATGGTCGCTCCGTCAAAGCGTGCTATCAATGCAGTTAATAAGGGCAATCATGATGCAAAGATTAAACTTCCAGATGGCATCACTTGGCGTGGTCAAAAGCATGCTCCAGCCCATGCTATTGTTGAGGGGCATCGTCTTGATGCCTGGATTAATCCAGTAGATTAGTGGCAAAGAGAGGCGGAAAAGGGGGCGGTGGTCGTAATGACTCACGCCGTAATGGGAAGGCTATGAAAAAGAATCCAAAAGTTAATAAAAAGAAGGGCAAATCCTGCTGTGGATATTCCCTTAAAAGAACTGATAGATTGGGGCATGACCAAGGTCATCGCAAACTAACTGTCGCAGCATAAGGAGCACTATGAGTAATGTACCCATTCTGGGTTCTAAACCTGTTGAAAAGAAGAAGACCTTCCGTTTATTACACTGTTGGGTCTGCGACACTCTAGAAGAGTTACCGCCATTTGAAGGCCCTGCAGAACAAGATTATCTACTTGAAGTTGCCTGCGAAAAACACGTGTTTGATTCTGGTGAACCTCACAGAGGTAATCTATTCGTTGACATTCCAGTAGATGCATGGCGTGACCCAGAAACTCGCAGAGACGCTATTCGTCAAATCAGACAAGGCGGTTCAAAAGGTCTTGCTGAAATAGACGATAAGTTTTACGAGACTCGCTCTACATTTATGGAAGATGCAATGAAGTGCTACAAAGCACATAATAGTCCTAAAGATGGCTGTGTTGACTGGCATGTCTCTGACAAGATGCTTATTCCAAACACAATAAAAGAGCGCCGTAAAGAAGGACTAGATAGTTATGAAAGCACTCCAGGAGTAAAGACATACTTATGTGATTTTTGCCCTGTAGCGATAAAGGTAGCCGAACGTAAACAGAAATTGATGGGGTTATAAATGGAAGATATAAAGAGTGTAACTGAGCCCATAGAGAAAGAAAAGGCTTGGGAAGACCTTGGAAGACCTGAACCAACTATTCAGTACTCCTACACGGTAATAGTAGATAGAGACGGCGCTATACACACGCAGGTATCAGAGCCATCAGATAAGGTTTCTAGACGGGCCAATACCTTTGATATTTACTCTACTTGCAAAGACCTGGTCAGTGATATTGAGTCTCAGTTGTTGGCAGACCGCGTAGCACGGGCTGTTGTGTCATCTCTGCAACCTGCAGATAGCGCTAAAGAATTACGAGAAAGATTGATGTCCGCTCTTAGTGATAGAGGCATAGAGACACCAGGCGCATAAATAGACATAGACTAGGCACATGGAACGCCAGTTTGGTCTAGATGAGCCTGTCGAAATTCGACGTGGCTCTACGTCCTACTTTTCTGAGCCAGAAGAGACCTTAGACCCGCAGTTATTTACTGGCACAGTTCTCAAGGGCTGGGTGCGTAACGGCATTCTGCAACTTCTATTCGGATTCTTGAATGAGCAATACCGACACCCAGACCTTTGGGCTCATGCATGGATTGCAGGCTCTGCAGTTTCCTTCCAATGGGCAGCACATCGTGACCCAGGTGATTTGGATGTCTTGATTGGTGTTGATTATGTACAGTTTAGAAAAGCACATCCTGAATACATAGGGCTGTCTGATACAGAAATTAGCAAAATGCTCAATGAAGATTTTCGTGAGTATCTACAACCAGATACAACTAACTGGCATGGCTTTGAAGTTACCTTCTATGTAAATCCTGGTGCTACAGATATCCGAACTATTAATCCTTATGCTGCATATGATTTAAAGTACAACGAGTGGACAGTATTCCCACGCAGAACTTCTGCGCCACAGAATGCTGCATGGGAAAAGGCTGCTCAGAGTGACCGCACAATGGCTATAAACATTGTGTCTAGGTATTCTAAAGCCATGACAGAAATGCAATCTGCTCCTAATGATGCAGCACGTCGCAATGCAGAGTTCAAACTACAACAAGCGCTACAACATGGCGCAATGTTATTTGATGACATTCATCGCTCACGTAAACTTGCCTTTACAGAATTTGGTAAAGGATATGATGACTTCCATAACTATCGCTGGCAGGCTGGTAAAAAGTATGGAACTATCCCTGCTCTTCGCAAAATGCATGACTATTTAAAAGACTACGAAGGTCAGCAGGCTTTGGAAACTTACGGTGTAGAGTTACCTGATACACAAACACTTATTCGTAGAGCAGCAACATATAGAGTAAGGGAGTAATTTGAATATAATTCTTTCACTAGACGGGGTACTTAGGGCGGAATCTGGAGAACCAAACAGAGCAGGAGTGCTGGTCTACTACGCATTAAATAACCTTCATCGTGTTGCGTTAATTACAAAAGGCGATTTAGCCGATGCAAAGCACTGGCTTAATTCTCACGGCATTATTGGTTATGACGATTTATTAGATAAGTCGGTTGAACTTGCTGGAGAAGACCTAAAGAAGCGTCAGTTCACCTTAAGTCGTCAAAAGGCGCCTGTAGAACTGTTTGTTGATTCAGACCCATCTATGTGCGCTTGGGTAATGGAACAAGGTATCCCAACGTTACTCGTCAGTAACCCAAGTTACTTGCCAGTAGAGCACAGACCTGATGCCCCAAGCAAAGTTCGTAAATGGTCAGACATAGAAAATGCCATTACAAAAGTTAACATTGCTAAATCAAAATATGCAGCACAGCCTAAAGACGCACAACTTTGGGATGAGTAATGCTTATCTTCTCAGGAACAGAGGTTGGGAGTAACCGTACCCTTTTAGAGGGAATGAAAGTTGAGTCGATGGGACTCAACTATTGGGGATTGCGTAAAAGAGGACTGCCTAAAACAAAGATATGGCTTATTTCTGAACATTTCCAAGATAATGCAAAGGTTTACATTGAGTCAGGAGCATCACAAGCAGACAAGGCAGGCCTTTCAAAGCAAGAGTTACTAGACCTCGCCGCTGACTACCAGGAGTTTTTAGTAAATAACGCCGACAGAGCCGCAGCCTTCCAGGAGTTTGATTCCCAAGTTTTGGGCAAAGAATGGGTAGAACAACAACGTCCCTTCTTTAGTAACGACCCTAAACTATGGGTCATCTGGCATCAAGAGTATGGACTACTGAACTTAAAAGAACTATCACAGCAATTCCAAAACATTGCAATACCCAATGATGAGATTGAATCAGTAACTAACTTATCCGGTATAACCAGAGCCTACGAAAGACAGTATGGGACGCGATATCACGCCCTTGGATGTGCCAAGCCAGATAACTTAAGGCAGATACCATTTGCCACAACCAGCACATTGTCATGGCTTTCGCCCATGAGAAGAGGCGAGACAATCGTCTGGGATGGCACTAAGTTAGTTAGATATCCCAAGAAGATGAAGGACCAAGCCAGACTCCGATACAAGGCGATTGTTGAAGGAGCAGGTCTAGACTATTCAGAGTTTGTAAACGATAGTACCCTTGAAGCCACTAAGGTTGCCGTGTGGTCATACCTACGATTGGAAGAGTCAATGGATAAGAAGAAGCCCGATTTACATATTATCGAAGGTGGCAAAACTGAAGAAGTATCTGATAATAGCGATACGCCCCTTATGTCGGGTTTGATGGAATTGATGGGGGTACCTTCTGATAACAGTGGAGTAGAAGGGAGGAAAGTGGAGCGAAGTGAAGTGGTTCAAAGAGACCCTGAAGAGATGCAAAACTTACCTGTCTTTGGCTTTAATATAAAGACTGTAGTAGAAACGGATGAGAATGGAAGAGATGTCCTCAAAGATGTACCAGTCGTCCAAACGCAGAGTAGTTCGATTCGTCAGTGCAATACTTGCTTTGTCGCTTCTAACTGTCCTGCTTTCAAGCCTAATAACTCTTGTGCCTTCAATCTTCCCGTAGAAGTTAAGACCAAAGAACAACTAAAAGCCCTGCTCACAGCCATAATTGAGATGCAAGGTCAGCGTGTAGCCTTCATGCGATTTGCCGAAGAAATGAACGGTGGATACGCAGACCCTAACGTATCTCAGGAGATAGACCGTCTATTTAAATTGGTCAATCAGGTTAAAGAGATGGAAACTAATAAAGAGTTTATACAGATTACAGCCCAGCGTCAGAGTGCTGGTGGAGTGCTTTCAGCCATCTTTGGTGACCGTGCACAGGCGCTTCGTGAGTTACCAGAGACATTGAAAGAAGATACAGTTACAAAGATTATCTCTGAGTCAATAGAAGAGTAGTATCTGATAACAGAAGTTATCAGGCTATGAAACATGGTTCAACCTGTAAAGATTGCCAAAAGTATTAAACGAAGTTAACAAGTGCATGATAGGTTTCGTGCCTTCACAATAAGCCTTCCTTTTGAGGGTATTTGACAATATGATGAAATGGTAGGGGAAATGAATTACTTTTCTTTTAAGTTGGCTGAAGACTTTGTTGGTCAGTACAAGGACAAAAAGGCTCCATTTGGTTATCAAGATGCTGGTGGCAATTCGGTAGGGGAGATAACTTTCTTGCGCACCTATTCTCGTCTAAAGGAGAATGGTCGTAAAGAGACATGGACAGATGTATGCGAACGCGTAATCAATGGCATGTATTCGTTGCAGAAGGACCATGCTAAAAGTCAGAGACTTCCATGGTCTGATGCCAAAGCAGCAGCCTCGGCAAAGGAGGCCTTTGACAGACTATTCAACTTGAAGTGGACTCCACCTGGACGTGGTCTGTGGGTCATGGGCACACCGCTAGTAAATGTCCAACGAAATTCAGCAGCCCTACAAAATTGTGCATTTGTATCAACTGGCTCTATGACAAAGACCGACCCAGCAAAGCCATTTGCTTTCTTAATGGAGGCATCAATGCTTGGTGTTGGAGTTGGCTTTGACGATAAGGGCGCAGACAAAGAGTTCAATATCTATGAACCACAAGGAGAACAACCTTATGACATCCCAGATACCAGAGAGGGCTGGGTCGAATCGACAGCCACCCTCATCAATGCCTACCTACGACCAGATTCGAAGAATCCAGTATTTAATTATGAAGCAATCCGTCCAGCAGGCGAACCAATCAAAACGTTTGGAGGAACAGCAGCAGGACCAGACCCACTAATTAAGTTACATAACTTAATTAGTGGAATGTTTAGTGGTCGTGCAGGACAGAAACTAACCCGTAGAGATATTGCTGACATCGGCAACATGATTGGTGTTTGCGTTGTATCTGGAAATGTTCGTCGCTCTGCTGAGTTATTGATGGGCAGACTAGATGATGAAGACTTTCTAAATCTAAAGAACTACGAGAAGCACCCAGAGCGTATGGCTCATGGCTGGATGTCAAACAACTCTGTTGAGGTATCTGTAGGTCAAGACCTAAGCCCAATCATTGATGGCATTGCCCGTAATGGTGAGCCTGGAGTTATCTGGATGGATGTTACTCGTAAGTATGGTCGCCTTGCAGACCCAGAGAACAACAAGGATTGGAGAGCGGTAGGTTATAACCCATGCGCTGAACAGTCCCTAGAGTCTTACGAATGTTGCACTCTTGTAGAGACCTACCTCAATCGTCACGATGATATAGAAGACTTCAAGCGCACTCTAAAGTTTGCATATCTCTATGCAAAGACTGTAACGCTCTTGCCTACACATTGGGAAGATACCAATGCAATCATGCAACGCAATCGCCGTATTGGAACTTCTATATCTGGCATTGCAAACTTTGCAGATATAAAGGGCTTACCTGTTTTGCGTGAGTGGATGAACCAAGGTTACGAAGTAATTAAGGGCTACGACAAGACTTACTCTGAATGGCTTGGTATTCGTGAATCAATCAAGATGACCACCGTTAAACCATCAGGCACGGTCTCTATTCTTGCTGGTGAATCTCCTGGAGTTCACTGGTCTGTAGGTGGTCAATACTTCTTGCGTGCAATTCGTTTTGCAAACAATGACCCAATGCTTCCTCTATTCAAAATGGCGCAATATAAAGTTGAGCCTGCAAATGAATCTCCTGATACGACTTCTGTTGTCTTCTTCCCTGTAAAGTCTAACGCTATACGTTCTGAGAAGGATGTAAGTATCTACGAGAAGATGGCTCTTGCTGCTACTGCACAGAGATATTGGTCAGATAACTCTGTAAGTGTGACTATCAGTTTTGACCCTGAGAAAGAGGCTTCGGCTATTGGTACGGCTTTGCATATGTATGACGGTCAACTCAAGACCGTATCCTTCTTGCCAAGTGGTAACCACGTCTATCCGCAGATGCCATACACACAGATAGATGAAGAGTATTACGAAGATGCAACTATGGAAATCTTCCCCATTGATTTCAGTGGCGTCTATGCTGGAATGGCTGCTGACGCTATTGGTGAAGCGTATTGCACAACTGATGCGTGTGAGATAAAGTTAATCTCAAACACATAGCAAGGAAAAAGCCCCCAATTAAGGGGGCTTTCTCTTTTGGTATTGCTTCTGGTATGACTTTGCTTTACTAGCCTTTACCTATCACTTTACCTATTACTTTTTGCCTTTGCCTTTTGCTATTGCTTTGGCTTATGGCTTGCCTTCCGGGAACTTCTCTATCCATTCTTTGGTTCGAGGTGTGATTCCCTTCCATGCGCCCCACTTCTTGCCCCCATCGCTCATGTGATAAGCGATTTGAGCATTAACCACAGGGTTTAGCAGTTCGGCATTGGAATCCAATCCAAACTTCGCTCGTCTTGCTTCTCCCAACTCTCCTAGCATGTTTATTTGAAACAAGCCGTATGAGTTGTCGCCTGTCGAGGCGTTCCCATTGTGTGCGAGCGGTCTGCCTGTTGATTCTTTCTTTGCGATTGCCCACGCTTCTCGTAAGGCTTTGCCTTCGAAGCCTACTGCTTTCAGTAGGGCTATTAGTTCTTGGTCACTCAACTTGTGAGCGTTCTCGAACTTGGCAAGTAACTTACCGGAGTTGGACTCCTTCTCGACTACTTGTGCTTCTAGTGCTTCGGCTTTAGTTGGACTAAATGCTGGAGTCACTCGACCTATTCCTAACGCCCCTGAAAGGAACGCAAAGGATAAGACCAACACAACTATTCGATTCTGTGTTTCTAGTTTCATCAGTTCTCCTAACCCAGAAAATCATTGACAACTTCACTCGCCTTTGATTTCTGGTGACGAACGCGGTGGAGATAGCGTTCGGTAGTTTTGATGGATTGATGACCCAATCGCTCTTTTACTTCATGGACATCAACGCCGTTCTTTAACAACTGCGTTGCGTTCGCATGCCGTAAGTCGTGAGTTCTTGGACTCCAACCCATTCCTGATTTGGCTATTGCTTTGTTCCAGATGGTTCTCCATGTATCTCGTGGCAAGTGGCTCGGTTCTTTAAGTATGACCTCACCCTTTTGGTATGACTTTGCTCTTTGCGACCTTCGATACTCTCGAACTATCGCTTTACACTCATCACACCTACAAGACCCACTTGCGTAAGCCCTGAGCGTGCCATGTTGGAACAGTTTTCCGTCTTTCACGAATGGTCGTGAAGACTTTGCTATGCCACGAGAATCCTTTAGTTTATCTTTTGGTATGACTTTGCTTTTCTCAAACACTAGGTCTTCTTTCCCTATGCGATTTAGCCTGACATACGCCTGAATCTCTTGTATTAGGGCTTCCGGTAACACGACTACACGCTTGTAGCCCGACTTAGTGCCATCTACGACTAGGAATCTGTTGCCATTGTTACGCTTCTTGCCTAGTTCGCTTACTCGCCTTTGTATAAAAACTTCTTTTGTATTGAAATTAAAATCTTTTAATCGAATCTCACTCGCTTCACCGAATCTCGCTCCTGAAGCAACTAGGAACTTCGCAAGTAACTTTGCGCCCTCTGAAGGAAGGTGAATAACTATCTTCTTGAAATCGTCAGGCTCTAGGATTCCTGTGATGTCCGATTTGCCTGTTTTGACCTTTATGCCATGAGTCGGGTTGATTTGGGTGATTTGACCCTCTATGAGCCATTTATACAGAGAGCCTAGACACGCCTTGATTTGAGCCAGCGTTGCCCCACCGACCCCCTGAGCCTTCAATTCGCCCAAGATTTCCCTTATCTCTAGCGTTGATACCTCTAATACGCCTTTAGAGCCGATTTGAGGGGCTAGATACCGCTTCCATAGGGATTCATACCCCTTCTTTGTGATAGGCAGTAATTCGGCGGTTCTAAGCCATTTTTCGGCATACTCAGAAAGGCTCAAATTAGCCCTTGAAAGCCCCTTAGAGCCCCCATTCTCCATGCGTAGGGCTTGATACTGCGCTTCCTTGAAAGAGCCCCAAGTGCCAGCAGAAAGGCGTTTAGAGCCCTTGCGGTAATAGCCTGTATAGCGTGCGCCACGCCTGACCACATACGCCATGAAAGCCCCCTCTACTGACGAGTAACCTACTGACGGGTAAGTTACCCACGAGTAACATCTAGGTCAAATTGGAAGCCCCCTCTACTGACGAGTAACTTAGCGGGCATGAAAAAGCCCCCATTCCCGATTGAGAATGAGGGCTCACATAGTGGCTAAGTAACTTAGAAGAGAGTTGTAGTTCCGCTATGTGTTAGTTATTGAATCAGATTCATCTACTAATTCAATTTCAGTTTGTTTTCGATTCTGATTCCATTCTTCGATTGTCTTTCGATTCCATACAGGAGTTCTTCCTATGTATGTATCGGGTTCGGGAAGGGTGTTTCTTTTTCGATAAGTGTAAAGAGTTGAATACTTCAACCCTAACAACTCGCTTACTTGGTCGTTTGTTAGCCATTCTGATTGCCCACTCACTTTGTTTCCTTTTCATAGAGTTGTTCTGTTGTGTTGTCGAACCACAAATAAGGTAAATCATTTGTGATGTTGAAGTGATAGTAAGTTGAATCTTTGCGATTGAGATTGCTCTGATGTGAATTGTGAAAGTTTGTATTGCCAAACCATTTCGGTAATTCACAATCAGGATAAGTTGAATGAAGCGCAACAAATCTTTCACGCATTGAATCTTTGTAACCACGAGCAATCCATTCATCACAGATTGCGATTCCGTATTCACAAAGTAACTTCTCATGACCGCGCCACAAGTTAGTGGCAGGGTGATTACGCCAACCCTTAGTTTCGCCACGCAAGGCGCGTAGTATCTGCCACGCCTCTACTCGTTGCTTACCAAGTCGCTTGTAATCAAGAGCCTGAGCCGACTTAACAAAGTCGGGATAAGGCAGGAATGTATTAACCATTATTTATTTCCTCTACTTCGTAGAAGTGCGAACCTTCGGTGTTGTCTTCATGCCAATTTTCAAGCGGAGTCATTTCCGCAATCTCTTCGGCATGAGTTTCAGAATCGGCTTCTATCTTTAGTGAATAGAAGGTTGTTGTATCGGTTGTTACCCAATAGGTAGGTGTCATTTGTCCTTACTCCTTTCTGCTTTGCGAATTAAACTTTGTCGCTCAATTTCAGTAGTGCCACCCCAAATCCCATAACGAACACGATTCGTTACTGCGAAAGAAAGACACTTAGTTGATTCGTGGCATTGAGCGCATAATGATTTTGCCAACTTAATCTTTTTAGTATCTTCGGGAAGATTCTCTCCACTAGGAAACCAAATCTCAGGGTCATTCTTTTGGCATGGAGTTTTATCCATGTCACGCGGTGTTGGCACTTTGAGATTGAATACAGGATTCTTAGTCGCTCTCTTGGGTTGTGCTGAGGGCAATCGTTTAATGTAAGTCATTCTTTTTCCTCTCCATGTTTTCCTTCATTACAATCATTACAAAGTGTTTGTTGGGTGCGGTTAGAGCAATTACAAACTTCACAATCGCACTCGCCACAATCTTCACAATCAGGAATACAATCGCCCCAATTTTCCCAACGATAGACACAATCTATTTCGCCTTCAATGTCAGAAACTCTTATGCCTTTCTCATACTCTGTTTTGCCGTAGAAGCCACTCTCTTCTTCCCAATCCAAAGTTATGTAAGTGAATGGAAACATCTCGGCAATCTTTGTAATGACAGGCATAGGCGGTGACCATGCGGTGCTGAATCGAATGTGAATCTGTTGTGGCGTATCAAGATTTAATTCAACATCTTTTGCGTTCCACTTAGTTCCCCAATTACGACTTCTCCAATCATACCAATCAGAAAATCCATACTTTGCTTTCATTTCATCAGGATTAACATTGTTGGGTGATTTTGTATTTTGGAGTTCTTCGGGCATTTCAATAATTCGATTGAAGTCGAATAATTGTTCTGAATTGTTTGTAATACCTTGAATAACTTTTTCTAATTGTTTGTTATCTTCGGAAGTAATGTAAAGATTGTTATAGCACCAATTAGGCATTTATTTTCCTTTCTTTGTTTTAGGAATCTAGTGGGGGCAGATACAACTCGCCTAACAAGGTCGAAAGGAGTTCATGAAGCCCCTCATAGGGTCATGGTTGCTCTTTGGTCTTGAATAGTTTGTAGGGAATGAAGAAACCTACAAAGGTCATTAACTTTGACCCCCACTAGATACATTTGTTTATTTAGTTAATTGTTTGTGTGCGTGGTATCTCCAACTCTTGGCACGCTTCACAGTAATAATGTCGTGACAGTTATGACAACGCACTACACACTTTTGTATTTCCTTTTTAATCTTGTGTAATGGTTGAATGTCACGAATCATGTCAGCGATTGTGTATTCCTTATCGCCCCTAGTGTGTAGGTGGTCAAAGGTCAGACTACGAATGTCGGAATCAGTAATCTTAACTATTTGGTTAATTGTGGAATTAGGAACTTTGCCTTTAAGTAACTTCTTAATGCGAAGTTTCTTTTTGGCGCAATCAACGCAAGTATGTTTAGCAAAGTAAGTCGCTAAGAAAGCATGAATCTCTTTCTTACGCCTTCTTCTATTCCGATACATTCTTTGTAATTGAGCGTTTGTATTCTTTCGATAGTAAGCCCTCTGTCGCTCGCTTTGGCATGGTCGGCAATAGGGTTGTGTATTACCGACAACGCCACGAGTTGAACGCTTCTTATTGAATGAAGTCAATGGTTTTTTAGTTTTACAATGACTACAAACTTTTGTTTTCATTATTTCTCCTAGTTGAGAACTTTATTCACGCAATTAAAACAGAACCACAACACAGGAACGCCGTATGAATCACTTACATACTTACCCGAAGTTGTTAGTCCGTCTTGCTGGCATGAATCACAGTTAGTTAATTGGTCAGGTGTCACTCTGATTGCTTCTACATAACCCATGATTATTTCCTTTCCAAGATTGTGTAAGTTAAATCATCAGCAAGTTCTGAATCCATGAAATCGGCAATCCAACCTTCTAAAGAGCCCTCAAACTCTTCTAGGTCATGATTACGCAACTCAAACTGAATTACTAACTTTTTCATTTATTCACCGCCTCATCTATTAACTTTTGGCATGAGCCATAACCGAAAGCGTTTGCGTAAGGTTTATCGCCTACATAACAAACATCACGAGTAGCCCATGACATAAGTATTGTTAAAAGAATTGCTGGAATTATTACGAGAACAATCCAACCTCTACGAGTTAATTTGGTAGCCATGATTTAATCCTTTGGATAGATTTGAGATAGGGGAAGTGTTTTGTAATGAACATCTTGGGCGTTACTTGGAGTCATGTAAGCAACAACAAACCGACTACCAACTAACTTCACAATCTTTCCAAGTCTTGTTCTACCAAACGCACGAATAGCAACTACATCACCGATTAGTGCGTTGTATAGAGGGTTTGCGTTAGCAATACGACCTCTGTAAGAAATAGAGAGGGCTCGAAGTTCTGCCTTGTGAGCATAGACCTCAGATAGTAAATCAACTCTCTTTCTCATCTTCTTAATTGCTTGTTCATAGGTAGTTGAGTTGTGACCTGTGCTAATAACACCCTGACCAAGCCAAGCGAGATGTATCAGTTCATCAAAGACACCGCCAACTTCCCACACATAACTATTGAATGAGATTCGAGTTTTGTTATTTGGTTGTTGCCATTCCTGCTTCCAAGTAACTATTGCGAAACCTTTGTAGATTTCACAGTTATAGTCTTCGTCAATCACACGACCATTGACATAGTTTCTGTCTTCAACGCACCTCTTGAATCTGTCTAAATAAAAAGATTCATTAGGAACATTTGTATTAACAGAAGATTGAGTTTCTTCAACTTGTAGTTCAGTTGTCATTAGCCCATTACCTCTCTTGCTTCTAATACTTTCTCGATAAGGATTTGCGCCAACTCAATGTCGAGTTGAACAATGTTTATTTCTTTGTAATTACCTTGTTGGTCACGAATAGAGCGTGTATCAAACTTTAGATTGTTTGAGTTACCGCGACCACCAAGAATGGATTGAAACGAATCAAGAACTGACTTCTCTAATCTAGCGCGTTGCTCTTGAATCATCTTGCGTTCTAGGTCGCGTTGCTCTTGTTCTCTCTTTGCTTGCTCACGCTCTTCATTTTGTTTGCGTTCCTCTTCTGCCCAACGCGGTTCAAGAACAGACCAACACTCAACAATGTCTTGTGGGCGTGCGAGCCAATAGACATCTTGTGTGCCGTTCTTAGCGGTCACTAGATAACCAACAGAGCGAGAGCCCTGTGGTGCTTTAACGAACTCAGGGTGATTCTGAATGTCAGAGCGATACACCTTGTATTCGTATTTAGTTAGATTGACGAGAGTTGCTTTCTCAACATCTGCCTTATGAACTCGTTGTGGGTCTTTCTTATCGCGTGATGAATACTGCCATGACGGAATAACTGCGTATTCAACACCAACTTGTAATTCATTGAACTTCATGATTTCTCCTAATTGTTTGTATTTGTATTTGGATTATTTGTAATTGGAATGTGGGGCGTGCGAATCTCGTAACTACACGCCCCACACTTGTCACCTAGAGAGTGACATCTATGAGTTGGAAGTAACTCTGCGAGCAATCGCGTTGCGAACGATTGTGCGAGCCATACCAACTAAATCGAATGGATTGTTAATCACAGAAGCAACATCTGAGTAATGCGCTTTCTCATGAGTTAATCCAATCATTTCTTCGTGACT